TTGTAAAAAGTATATAAAAATATATAGTTATAATATATAATGATTCGATATAACTACGATACATTACAAGAATTTGTAAATGTGAATCATTTGACATTAATAAATGATTACTCTAGTCAAAAAATAAATAGAGATTTAGTAATTGAAGGAAACTGTAAAAATAACGATTGTAGTTTATTTTTTTCTAAAAGTTTTAGAAATTGTGTTACATATGGTTGTTATTGTAAACTATGTACATTAAATATAAATAAACAAAAACCAGTTATTTTATATAATTATGAATTATTGTTAAAAATGTGTAATGAAAATAATATAATTTTATCACGCGATTATTCAACTGAAAATGTAAATGTTTTTACTATTATAGAAGGCAATTGTTTGACAAATAATTGTACAAATAAGTTTAGTAAACATTTTAGGTCGTTATTCAAAACAAATGGATATTGTTTTGAATGTAGTACTAAAACTGGATTTGTAAAAAATAAAAAAACATGTATGGAAAAATATAATGTAGAATATCCAACACAATGTCCAAAAATAAAGGATAAAACAAAACAAACTATTATTACAATCATTAATATCAACCCAAATTATAAAGAAAATATTAAAAATAAAATTTTACAAACAAATATTATAAAAAATACAGATAATCCAAATAGAAAAAAGGATATTGCTGACAAATTTAAAGCTACTGTAAATAAACATAATATAGAACATCCATATAGATTAAACAATATAAATGAAAAAATGAAATATACTTGTTTATTACATTTTGGTGTTGAACATCCATTACAAGCTCCAGAAATAAAAGAAAAATGTAAACAAACATGTATAACACATTTTGGATGTGAATATCCTATGCAGTCTGATATTGTTAAAAATAAAAGTAAACAAACGTGTATGACTAAGTTTGGTGTAGATTTTTCATTACAATCTGAAGAAATACGTGATAAGGGCAAAATAACTTGTTTTAATAAATATGGTGTTGAACATTATTCACAATGTAAAGAGTTCAAAGATAGTGTAAAACAAACTAATATTATGAAAAATATATTGAACCCAAATAGACAACAAGAAATAATTGATAAAAACATAAATACGTGCATAAAAAAATATGGTGTAAAATTTTCTTTCCAATCAGAAGAAATTAAGGATAAAATAAAACAAACAATTTTACAAAAATATGGTGTAGAAAATGTAATGCATTTATCCGAATTCTCAGAAAAATCCGCAATAAATTCTTATAGAATTAAAAAATATACTCTTCCATCCGGAAATATAATAAATTTTCAAGGATATGAAAATTGGGCATTAGATGAATTATTGCGAGAAAACATAAATGAAAATGATATCATAGTATGTAGAAAACTGGTCCCAGAAATATGGTATTTAGATGAACAAAATAAAAAACATAGACATTACGTAGATATTTTTATTCCATCACAAAATAAATGTATAGAGGTAAAATCTACATGGACATTTGAAATTAAAAACGACACTGTAATGCTTAAACAGCAGGCAGGAAAATTATTAGGATATGAATATGAAATTTGGATGTATAATAATAAAGGTATAAAGTTGAATGTATATAAATAAATAATTAAAAATGTAATATTTATTTATATTTTAATACTCGGAATATGGTACGTTATTACCGCCGCGATTTTGCAAATATCGGTATTGTTTTTGTGTAATACATGCGCACCCTGAGCTATTTGAATACGCACCTGAATTACCACAACATTCTGGTTTAAATGGCGTATTTGCGAACATGAGCATTTCCCCCTCTGGTAGCGGGATAGGTTGCTCTTTGCGATTCAAAATATCTTGAACGGCCTTATTACCTTTGGTGCCAGCTTTATACGTCAAATTAGGAGTAAACCAAGAAGAAGTACTAACCGGAGGGGCATTATTTGGCGCGGATTGTCCATAGTTAGTATTCGCGCCGACAAATCCTTCATTACCGACGACACCGTGTTGCATAAGATGGACATTAGTATTGTCACCACCAGTCATCATTGCAAGTCCTTCCATCATTCCAATTTTAGAGCAGGAGCAAAGCAAATGTCCCCACAATACAAAATAAACCAAAACAATTAAAACTAATATTTCCACTCTAATCTTAAATCCGAATAATTCGATTTCCATTTTTATTATACATATTTAATAGATAATAATTTTGGTCGATATCTTTCTAAAAATAATTCAATTGCTGAATTATAATGGTAAAATTTTAAATCACCCACATAAAAAGTTTGTGTATCAGTTAATAAATGGTATAATTTAGAATGCTTTTCAGATTTAACACATCGCCCCGAACCCAATAATTCTAAACTAGATGTTATATTTATTCGCGGGTCACATAAATTCAAATTAGACCCCCCCTCAAATGTTTTCAATGGCCCTAAATTAAATTTATATTGCGAATCCATTGTTTCACCATCAATTTCAACAATTCCGTAAACGCATTCATTGTTTTTTAATTTATCGCCTACATCAATATCTTTAATGGCTTTTTGTGTGACTCCATCCGAGAGAGTAATCATAGTCGCACCAGAAAATCCGCCGTCAAAATATTTATGTAATTTGGATGTGGATATATCCAACACGTCTTTCGAACTCCTTCGACTAACGTCTCCGGAGTTCCCTCGCTCACCGGCGCCTTCGGCTACGGCTCGCTCCATCTTATTTGTTAACAGAATATTTTTATTATGTGTGTCAAAAATAGTTAAAACATCGCATAATGATACCTCATCCCAGTCATAAAAAACCGTGTCATTTATTATTATTTCTTTTGTAGATGTGTTCAAACAATAAATATATAATTCTTTATATTTTGTTAATATCTTGCTAGAAGGATGAATTGATACTGGAATCATTTTATCGCCATTCTGTACCATATGGCTGCCACTTACAACAATTCCATTCAAAATATACATTTGTGCGTTTTTTGCACATAGTTTCATTTTAGAAGTAACATAACCGTTATTAAATAATTTATCACCGACATTTATATTATATATAGTTTTATATGATCCGTCTTCCATTTTAAAAATGGTTTTTTTATCAAAACACACAGCAGGTCTTGATGGCACTCCAGGAATAGACATGTCTACTTGAACATGTAAAACCTCTGTAAAAAAGACAACAATAATTGCAAGAGGTATGGTAATGGATATAAATACAAGGGTCATAGTCAATGCAACCGGCCAAGTAAATGGTATTATCCACATTGCCAAAATAAGAGCAGCCAATACGATTAATATAGTAATTATAAATTGAACTATTGCGCCTAATAATGATTTTAATACATAATATGTACCTAAACTAGTATACAGTCCAGCTGTTAAAATACCCTTTACTTTTTCCATTGAATCTACTACGGATATAATAATTTGTTGTAATGGGACTATAATATTCGCAATTCTACCCATTATTTCACTCGTAATATTTGACATATTTGAACGGATACTTGATGTTATTTTACGAATTTGTTGTATTGCTTCGACTATTACCTCAAATAATCCACTCAATGTATGAGTAACATATGAAATTGGTTGAATTGCAAAGCCTGATATAGATATTAAAATATTTTGAAGACATCCTGTAAAATTTTGACCTGTAAAATCAAAAGCGCTCATGTCTTCTGGTTTATTAATAAACCCAGCAAAAGGAATAACGGATGGCTTACATCGTTGATTTACCCAATCATCTTTAATAGGTTGTATATTTTTCATAACTGTGGTGTATGCGAAAACTACACACAAAATTATGATCAATACAATAAATATAAATACTGATCCACCATATTGGTCAAAATATGTTAAATCTGTATACATTTCATTTATTTTATGAATACTTTGATAAATATTATCCATATATATTGAATGGATAATATTTGGAGGAAAACAAAGGCGATAGCCGAAGTTTTCCGATTATATTCCGTAGACTTTAGTCGAATGAATTCGATCAACAAATACCAAATACCAAATACTCATATCAACGTTTGGTATTTTAATAAATCGTCTTCCCAATCCCAAAATGTATGTTCTCCAATTTTAATAATGTGATCATCTGTGATTAAACAACTAAACCAGTTACTTTCGATCACAATTTGTTCGGATGCTCCCAAAAGTTTTTTTACTTCTATAAATTTTTTACTTTTTTCACATAAAACCATATGTGTACCAGTAACATAAATATCTTCTCCATTTACACCCTTTCCAGCAATTTTATATAATTTTTCGTTTTCAGTATTATCTAATTTCATTAATATATTCACTCGACTACCATTTTCTAAAATATCTCCTAAATTCAGGTCTTTTATTTTAACAATTTTTCCGTTTTTCAGTTTTACGTTTGTATCGGGATGAAAACAATTACCGGATAAAGACCGAACCATTTGACCTGGTGGACCATTCCACGTGCTTTGCATTGTTTTAATACTACCATCCATTACATACATCACTGTAACCATTACACCTATTAATTTTCCTACTAAATCTTTAATGCTAATTGTTATTTTTTGAAATTCGATGATAAGATTTAAAAATACACCAAAAATATTTTCAACGATGTTTGTAAAAAACGATCTTATATTACTTATAATATTGCGAACATAATTCAATGAATCTGCCATTTCTCCTCCAGCAAATGATAAATTGGATAATATATAATTGATCGGTTGTAATATATATCCCATAAAACTAGTCTGTGTATTTTGGACACAATATACAAAGTCTTGTTCGATATTATCTGAAAGAGGCATATACATTGGATTACATCTGTATTTTGGCCAATTTTTTTTAATATCGGATACACCAGTTAACAAATATATTGCGAATACTTGTGAGATAAATCCTAAATTTATATATATGAAATTAATCCAATCGATTCCTTTGGGCATCTTATAATAATAATATATAATTTATAGGGAATCTATTACCTAATTCTTATTTTCTTTGTTTTCCTGTTTTTCTTTGTTTTCTTTGATTTTTTTGTTTTCTTATTTTTCTTGTTTTTCTTTGTTTTCTTGTTTTTCTTTGTTTTCTTTATTGTTCCTCCAAGGGTTTTTTTACACTTTTTCTCATTTAAAACGCCCATTATACTCTTTCAAATCTCTCTTCTACCTTTATAATTTTTGTAATTTCACACCATTTTTTACCATAATCATTTATTTCATTCTCTATAAGAATTTTATATTTTGTTTCAGAATTTACTTTATTGAAACTATTATTACTATAAATAATAATTGGTTTCATTTCAGGTTTTAGACAATCTTTTATATACTCATTTCTTTTATCATCATAGTCATCAGAATCTTCGTCGTATTGAAATTTATAATAACCTCTTTCTCTTTCTAATTCAACAATCAAATAATCAATATCATTATAATAAATATTTAAAAATTTTACAATATAATAGTCACAACCCATAGTAATAAATTAAATTATAATATCTTTATATTAAAAAAATATTATATAAAATGGGCGTTTTAAATGAGAAAAGGTGTAATAGATTCCCTAAGTTTATTTTATTGTAAAACTAATACTTGTAGTTTATCGATATGATTATTATTTGATTCAATGTCTTTTTCTCTCAAATCGCGTATTTTATCTTCAATCTTGGATAGTAAATCGTTCATAATACTATTGATTTTATTTAGTTTGTCTTCTCTATCAATAAATACGGTTTCATGTTCTTGTACTTCCTCTATAAGGTTACTTATAAATTTATTAGACTCCATTGCAAGCTTTTGTAAATTGGAAAAATCTTCTGGATTTTCTGAATTATCTATAATTTTATCCATTTCAGCTAATAATAAATTATTATTTCCTTTCACTGATGCTAAAGAATGCATTATATCACCTCCTTTTTTATTTACACCCTTTTTATTTACACTTTTTTTATTTACACCCTTTTTATGTCTGCTATGGTTCATTGAATATATACTATATTATACGAATACTAAAATATATATTTTATATGTGGTGATTTTATTTCTTAGATTTCTTAGATTTCTTCGATTTTCTTGTTTTTCTCGATTTCTTCGATTTCTTCGATTTCTTCGATTTCTTTGTTTTTCTCGTTTTTCTCGATTTCTTACCACCTCTAACTGGAGGTGGAGGAATTGGAGCCAATACAACTTTACTATCAAACACAGCATTCGCACCTGATTGATTAATTTGTGATGCGTTTGTTGTAATTTGATTCGCGATAGATTGAGACGTTCCAGCAGAAGGATCATTTACTAAATTTAAACCAGCTGGTTGTGCGACAATAACACCACCTCCTCTTCTCCCACGTTTATGACTACCACTTCGTTTATGACTACCACTTCGTTTATGACTACCACTTCGTTTACTTCCACCTACATTCCCCAATGAGGTAAGAATATCATTTTTTTGATTCATTGACACAATTGCGCTATCTCTTGGAGTTGCGCCAAGCATCCCACTCATTTGCGGCGGTGGGACTGTATACACCATTATATATAATATAATATTATAATATATTTACGCGAAATAAATATAAAAAAATAACAATAAAATACTTATATGGACGACAATGAAAGATTACATTTACAAAAAATGATAAAGGCGAATAATGTGGAGGACCAAACGGAATTAATCCGCAGTTTGAAACATAGCCATTTGCTTCAAGCCGACATCAATAAACTTCTAATGTTAAAAAATAAATATAAGAATAACCAAGACAAAATAAATGATGAAGGAGTAGTTGAATGCGAGTTTTTGTTTACATATTATACAGATATTTACAACAAAATTCGTAAAGATGAAATTGATTTAAATATATTAAATAGATTCTTAAATGTGTTGCGAAATATTGAAGATGGTGAAATTGACCAGCACGACGGCTCTTATATTGTTGGTTCTTTATTAAAAGAATTATATGTGGATAGTGCTCTAAAAAAGGCAGATAAAATAAACGATGAACACGAAAAGACCACGGTAAAAGTAGTTCCGAAGGAAACGCTCAGTGTATCGTGGAATAGCTTTAAGAAAATGTCACAAAAGTAAAGTAAAATATAAAATAATATATCTAATATTTATTAAGATATATTATGACAACTATTCATACATACCCCTCTCCCCTAGTACAAAATCAACCGGGAATATTGACTTATTCTAATCCAGCTGTTTTAGGCAGAGCATATGATTCATATGTTTTAAAAAATGTGCTAGGTTCTATTGTGTCTGATCCATTTGTATATAGCCCAACATTACCATTGATATCATCGACATTTGCTAGTTCAGTATCTCTTGGTAATCTATCGGGTTTAGCATTTGATACATCTGGTAATTTATATGTAGTTGCTTATGGCGACCCAATAATTTATTCAATAACTCCTACAGGTGTAATGTCTCCATTTACTACTATAACAACTGGTACTTACGCTAATAGGTTTTCTGTATTTGATACTTCTGGTAATTTATATGTAACTAATGATACTGATGGCACGATTTATATAATTACACCGTCTGGAGTGTCTAATATATTTAACAATAGTATAACCGACCCAGTTGGTATTGCGTTCAATAACGGTTTTTTATATGTTTCATCATCCACTACTAACACTATTTATCAAATAGATTCTGGTGGGACTGTCAATCCTTTTTGTTCAAACGCATTAATTGTAAATGCGTCTGGATTAGCATTTGATAGTAATAATAATTTGTATGTTGCTAATACTGGAAACAATAATATTTTAAAAATAGATCCCACAGGGACAACAGTTACAATATTTAATTCATCACCATTGATATCTAGTCCAACTGGATTAGTATTTGATACACATAATAATTTGTATGTTGCTAATACTGGAAACAATAACATTTTACAAATAAATCCTTCCGGAACAAATTGTGTGGTATTTTCGTCAAACAATTTTAATGCGCCTTGGGCGTTAGCAATTGATACTTTTGGTAATTTATTTGTATCAAACTTTCAAACAGTTCCCAATTGTATAATTTCAAAAATAACAACAACTACAGATACTTTTACATTTCCTAATGTGTTAATTCACACAAGCGGTCTTAACCACCTATACATTTATGATGTCACAACTGGACAACTAATAGCATCCGATATTATTATTGAAATCAGTGCAATATGTTTTAAGGAAGGCACCAAAATTTTATGCTTCATCGATAAAAAGGAAAAATATATTCCCATCGAAGATATAAAAGAAGATACCTTTGTAAAAATATACAAAAAAAATGGAAAATTTGAAGACCAATATAAAAGAGCAAAAACAATTATCAAAGGCTCTATTTTAAACGCGAGAGAACATACCATGCATAAATTATATAAATTATCGAAATCGAAAAACCCCGCATTAATTGCTGATTTATATGTGACTGGTTCTCACGCTCTTTTGTACGACAATTTATCCAACGAAGAATTTGAAAAAATGGATGAATTAATAGAGCGTTATAATAATTACAATATTAAATTTAGAGATGAAGATGAATATGATGAGGAATATATAAGCGATATAAAAAATATGATAAAATATTATAATGATTATAAAATCACATTGGAAGATAAATATAAATTAATTGCGTATTTTAACACCGATTTTGAAGAAGTAACTGACAATAGTATTTGTAATATTTATCATATCGTATTGGAAAATGAAAACAAATATGAAAATTATGGGATTTATGCAAATGGTATTCTAGCGGAATCAACGTGTGAAGTCAGTTTAACCAGATTCCCTGGATATGAAAAAATAAATGAATCAGCAGCAGTAAACAATGGAATTAAAAAGGGCTTCGATATAAACGATAAATTAAATAAGTATCTTATAAAACAACTACAAACTGATAAAAAGATTACCAAACAATTAATAGAACATATTGAAAAAATAGAAGATACCGCTGTAAAACGAATTAATACCAACATAAGAAAAAATTATACTTATAAGAAAATTCCTATCAAAAAAAATATGACGTATAAAAATAGATTTTAATACAAACTCCTTCGACTACGTCTACGGAGTTCCCTCGGAAAACTTCGGCTTTTGCTACGCTTACGCCTCCGTTTTCCTCCAAAAATATTCTAGATAACTTTTTCTCTCTTTGATTCCATTTCATAAAATAAAAATGGTATCAAAATATCCGTAAAGGATATAAAAATATCGATATATTAAATGTAGTTATAAGGAAATAAAACATAAAATGTCAAAAAAATACGCAAAAATAACGACCAGCTTAGTAATCGTCGAATCTCCGGCAAAATGTAAAAAAATAGAAGAATATTTGGGACCAGGATATAAATGTGTCGCCACCTTTGGACATTTGCGTCAACTTACATCATTAAAAGCAATTGATTATAACAACCAGTTTGAAACAAAATATGAAAATGTAGATGACCCAAAAAAAGCAAAACACATTGAATTTTTAAGAAAAGAAATCATAAGTGCTGATGATGTTATTTTGGCGTCCGATGGTGACCGTGAAGGAGAGGCCATTGCATGGCACGTATGTTCCATGTTTGATTTAAATGTTAGCACAACAAAACGTATTATTTTTAATGAAATAACGGAGACAGCGATTCAAAACGCAGTCAGAAATCCAACCGTCATAAATATGAATCTAGTACACTCCCAACAGGCGCGCCAAATCCTCGATTTATTGGTTGGATTTACCATTTCTCCGTTATTATGGAAATATATATCAAAAAATTCAGAGAATAGTTTGAGTGCAGGGAGATGTCAAACCCCCGCCCTAAAATTAATTTACGAAAATCAACAAGAAATAAATAATTCACCTGGAAATAAGGTGTATAACACAACTGGTTATTTTAGTAATAAATGTATTCCGTTTGATTTGAATAAACATTATGAAAATGAAACTGACATGTCGGACTTCTTAGAAAATTCAGCCGATTTTGATCACATATATACACGGACAGAACCATCGCGTATATTTAAACAGCAACCAGAGCCATTAACAACTTCTAGAATTCAACAAGTCGCAAGCAATGAAATGCATATTTCTCCCAAAGAAACAATGAAAATTTGTCAAACATTATATGAAGGTGGATATATTACTTATATGAGGACAGATAGTAAGAAATATAGTAAAGATTTTATTGAATCAGCAAAGAAATATATTATAAAAAATTACATACAAGAAAAATATATTCATACGAAAATTGATGAATTATCTAATGCACACGATGATACCATAACAACAAAGGAAAAACCAACAACAATAACAAAAGAAAACCCAACAAAAGAAAAAAAAATATCAACCACAAAAACAAAAGACATTGCTCCTCAAGAAGCTCACGAAGCGATAAGACCTACGGATATTATGTTAAAAGATGTTCCATCTGATATGGAACCAAAAGAGAAAAAGCTATATAAATTGATATGGGAAACCACATTGGAAAGTTGTATGTCGCCCGCAGAGTATTTTTCATTTACTTCATCTATTTCGGCATATAACAAGACCAAACTCCTTCGACTAACGTCTCCGGAGTTCCCTCGCTCCCCAGCGCCTTCGGCTACGGGTCGCTCCAAATACACACATAGTAGTGAAACATCCGATTTTTTAGGCTGGAAAATAGTAAAAAATAAACTAGACAAAGAAGAAAATAATAACAAGGAATATCATTATTTATTACAATTAAAACAGAATATTTCTCTCACGTTTAAAAAATTAACATCGACAGTTACTATTAAAAATACGAAACAACACTACACAGAAGCAAAATTAGTGCAGCTTTTAGAAGAGAATGGAATCGGTCGCCCATCTACTTTCGCTACACTGATCGATAAAATTCAAGAACGCGGATATGTGAAAAAGGAAGATGTGAAAGGGAAACAAATAGTGTGTAAAGACTTTGAATTAGAAGACGATGTATTAACAGAAACCAATACAACGAGAGAGTTTGGCAACGAAAAAGGTAAATTGGTTGTTCAGCAATTAGGAATAATTGTTATGGAGTTTCTAGATAAGAATTTCAATGAACTATTCAACTACGAGTATACAAAAAATATGGAAGATGACTTGGATAAAATTAGTAAAGGAGAGAAAATATGGTACAATACGTGTGAGTCGTGTTTACAAGAATTAAATGTTCTATGTGAAAAATTAAAAGGCGAAAAGAAACACGAGATTAAAATAGATGACACACATTTTTATATGATAGGGAAATATGGTCCGGTTATAAAATGTATAAAAAAGAATGATGGCATAAAAACGAATGATGGTATAAAGGCCGGTCAAGACAAAGACAAAGACAAAGACAAAGACAAAGACACCGTAACATTTATTCCGGTGAAAAAAGATATTGATTTACAAAAACTGGAGAGAGGTGAGTATAAGTTGGAAGATGTAATAGAATACACGAAAAATGACAATATGTGTGCAGGAAAATATCAAGGATTCGATTTGCTATTGAAAAAAGGAAAATATGGATTATATGCGTCGTGGGGTGAAAACACTAAATCGTTATCGTGTTTTGGTAATAGACCGATGGAAAATATAACATATGAAGATATTTTGGAAATAATCGAAAAGGATACATCAGATTCCAACAAAAAAAGTTTTACTGCGAATATTATAAGAAAATTAAATGATAATATTAGCATTAGAAATGGGAAATTTGGCGATTATATTTTTTACAAGACAACAAAGATGACAAAACCGCAATTTTTAAAATTAGGAGGATTCAAAGAAGACTATAAAAGCTGTGATAAATCAGTGATTTTAGAATGGGTGCATACAGAATATAAAATAAAATAATATTTGGAATCTAACTATAAAAATTAGCAATTGTTTCAGGAATATACATTTTATAATCTTTTAAATTTTGAGGTCTAAACATTGTCAATTCTAACATAATGGAATAATCAAACTGTCCAAAATCGACTAATTGCCCATTGTGATATCTAATTCTAATTTTCATTTTTCGTATTCTTTCTGCGGGCGGATTATAAATTTTCATAGTATTTGCGTTATCACTATTCCACGGTTGAAAAGGATACACACCAGATATTATACCAATTTTTGCAAATGCGGCTTTAACGACACCATTTGTTTCATTTGAATGAGTAGTAGAATACGTAATAGAATATGGTATAGTTTCATCAATATTATTTAACCCATCAATTTCCATATAAAAATAATTATCACCCTTAATATTTAGTCTCTCAAATGCTTCTAAATAATATACGGATGCGCCAATATAAGCTGCGTCAGGTTTTAACCAATATCCATCATCACCAACCACAACATCACCATAATAAAACCTAGGTTCTAATAAGGTAGACGATGATATAGTGGTTGCGTCGGCTCGCGAAAATCCTAAATAAAAAGGTAATCCCCAATTAGTATATTCAGGGTATAATGATTTATTAATACATTTAAGGTTATCTGTTATATTTTCATAAATAATGGAACTATTCGTTAAAATAAATTCAGAGCTTTTATTTCCGAACCACAATTTTTGACTTACTGTATTATAAACTATTACAAATTGATTGTATCCTTTATCAGTATCAAACTGTGTCAAAAATCCAGGAGCATTATTTGTTAAATACTCACGAATCACATCAGATACAGTAATGTTAAATCTACGAGTTAATTCTGTAGCCATTTGTTGAACTGTATAATTACCTTCTTCAATGACACATACATATTCGGTTTGAATATTTGCATAAAGTGCTTGAAATAGTATATCTAGGTACGGATCGGCCACCCCATATGCGCCCGGGTTATATGGATTCGTTATTTTAAATGTTATGGTAATATTTTCTTTGATATAAGAAAAAGTATTGTAGATTAAAGGGAAAGTCCAATTACTTAATCTAACTGATTGAACATTGCAATAATCTTGTGGTAATTCTATTTCAAATTCACTTGCTCGAGGATATTTTAAAATATTTCGATCTTCTGAATCAATGGATATATATTGTTTTTCAAACATGTATTGTTGCGAATTAGGTATTAATGGGTGATTGGTTGAAGTATTTAATCGACTCATAATATAATATAATATACAATATCTGAAGAAAATAATGATATAACATTACTTCACTAAAAATGCAACATAAACTAAAAACAATACAAAACAATACAAAACAATACAAAACAATACAAAACAAAACAAAAATCAAATAAAAAATATAAACTATATATAAGATGCTAACAAACTGGGTTTCCTATATATATAATTCTTTAATAGTTGTTGGAATTATTATCGTGTTAATAACAATTGGTGCAAGCAGCATATCGGGATTAACTGGTATGATGATAGGATATTCATTTATAATATCAGGTATTTTTTTATTAGTTGCAATATTAATGAATAATATTTCTAAATCATACCCACAAGGTGGATTTCCATTTTTACTAGCATTATTTTATACCATTGGACCATTTTTAGTAATAATTGGAATTATCCTTTATTTATTATATTTATTGGGGTCATATTTTAATACAATTACTAGTGGACACGTTACTGAAAATTATTATTTATTTATGAATATTTTCGTTATTTTGTTTATGATTCAATTATATACATTTTATAAAGGAACCCAGGATAATGGGTTCAAAGAAACATCTTCCCTTAATAAGGTCACTGGAATGTTTATATATTTAATTCAAACATTGAGTATAGTAACTGTCATCACTTTAGGTATAATATTGAAATATTTTGTTACAGATGGTTAATTTTTAAAAATTTGTATGTGACACCGTATTGTGTAGCGGTTTCCCAAATCCCGGAAATTTTAAGAATAAACAAATTATTTGTTATTTTATCCACATTTTCTAAAAAAAATTTAATATTTCCGTTTTTTAATTGGGACGACATTTTGAATTGTGGAATTTTATTTTTAATATTTACTATTTTTAATATATTTTCTTCAATTGATTTTATACTTTCAATTAATTCCACATGTGTATTCACATTGAACGAACATTTATATTTATTGTAATATTTTTCAATAAATATGTCATTTAAAGGAACAAGTAAGCTAATTCCATTTAAAATAAACAGATGCGTTGAATAAATAATTCGTGTGAACGTTCCATCGACAATCACATTATTTTTTATTGGGTCTGAAAAATAAATGTTATTTTCATCATATTGATTTATGTTTTTTACAATGTTCATGTATAGGTTAATTATATTATATATGAATGGAGTGATATATTTATACCTTTTCCGCGTTTCATAAATAAAAACAAATATAACGTGAAATATGAAATAAAAGGTTGTTTACATTGATAATAAATAAGTAAATGAAATTTCTTGAATCCCATTTTGATGATTATTTATCTTCCACAGCAAATGAAAATCTGCATCCAAAATTAGAAAAAATATTCGATAAATTCCCCAAAAATATCCGGAATTTGCGTAATATTATATTTTTTGGAGCGCAGGGGACCGGAAAATATACCCAAATGTTACGATCAATTAAAAAATATAGTCCATCAGAATTGAAATATGAAAAACGAATATGCGTAATGTATAACAAACAGCCCTATTTTTATAAGATAAGTGATATACATTTTGAACTGGACATGTCTCTATTGGGATGTAATTCCAAATTATTATGGCACGACATTTATATGCAAATTATAGATATTGTATCAACGAAAAGTGAAAAATCGTTCATAATAGTTTGTAAAAATTTTCATGAAATACATAGTGAATTATTGGAGAATTTTTACAGTTATATACAAAAAAACAATACTACTTCCATTGAATTAAAATACATATTGATAACGGAACATATTAGTTTCATTCCAGATTCGATTTTAAACTGTTGTGAGACAATTCATATTTCTAGACCAACAAAAAGCGTGTATAACAAATGTTTGAAAAAAAAAATGCCGAATAATATAAAACTAGATCAAATAACAAATATAAAAAATTTACATATAGCTAATAATGAATTAATGCAACCATACAAAATTATATGCAATAAAATAATAGACGCGATGATAAATGTGGATGATTTGAAATTTATTAAATTCCGTGATTTATTATACGATATATTTATCTATAATTTGGATATTTCGGAATGTATTTTATATATTAATTCCACCTTAATAGAGAATAAAAAAATAGAAGGCGCGGATGTAACCAAAATGTTTATAAAAACATATTCTTTTTTTCAATATTACAATAATAATTATCGACCAATTTATCACTTAGAACATTATTTATTTTATTTGACAAGTATTATTCATCATTTTTGAACTCCGTAGACGTTAGTCGAAGGAGTTTGAGCGAAGTGAACAGAAGTGTTCCGCTGCGCTTAACGCATCCATTTTCCTCCAAAAACTCTATAATCGAACAGCAACTATAATTACTTAAATATAAAATTATTTAACTAGATAATATGGATATAAAAGTAGCATTGGACATTCTAGAAATAGAACAAAATGAAATAAACTATATTACATTAGAATACTTAAAAAAAAGGTATCATAAATTAGCGCTCCAATTCCATCCAGATAAAAATGGTAATACAATTGAATCAAAAGAAAAATTTCAACAAACGAATGAAGCATATCATCTATTAAAGAGAGAATTAAATATTATAAATAAATTTCCAACCGAAGATGAAGATGAAGATGTAAATGATGGAAATATATTTCATTTTTCAAATACGGGAGGATATGTTCAGTTATTAAATACATTTATTGATAGTATAGTAAAGGGGAATTGTACTCAATTTATTTCAACTATTATTAAAGATATTGTTAGTGGATACAAAGACATATCATTAAAATTATTCGATGATTTAGACAAGGAAAAATCAATGATGGTATATGATTTTATTTTAAAATATAAACATATTCTTCATATTAGTGAAGAAACTATCAATAAGGTTCGTGATATTATTTTGGAAAAATTCAAAGATATGCAGATTTATATATTGAATCCTTGTATAACAGATTTATTTAATAACAATGTTTATAAATTAGATGTAAACAATAAATTGTATTATGTACCACTATGGCATAGCGAATTATATTTTGATAGTGATAGTGAAAATGGCGATATTATTGTAAAATGTAATCCGGAATTACCTGAAAATGTATCAATAGATGAAAATAATAATTTGATCGTAGAAGTGAGAATATTATTTACTTTTTCTCTCTTACAACAAAAAATGATAACGGTAAAGGTTGGTGAAAGATTGATTGATATCCCAATTGATACTCTTTTATGTAAGAAGAATCAGACATATGTTTTAAAAAAACAAGGAATATCGCAAATCATTGAAAATGATATTTATAATATCGAAAAAAAAGCCGATATAATAATAAAAATAAATTTTGAAGAATCAATCGACTGACGCTACGGCTCGCTCCAGTCGCTTTTCGCCTTCTAACTTCGTAAATACGGCTCGCTCCAAAATATAGACGGGTTTATTGATAAATAATACCAATTTATATATGATTGATTTTGCTCTAATATACGCATTGCGTTAGGATTTTTAGATAAAAAATTCCAGTCAATTTTATCTATATTTTTTTCCAATAAAGAAATAGCACGTGGGTGTGTATTTGCCGACAAAAAACTCCAATCAATTTTATCGGGATTTTTTTCTAATAATTCTATGGCGGATGGATTTGACGATAAAAAACTCCAATCAATTTTATCAAATTTTTCCTCTAATAATTCTACTGCTACTGGATTAATATTTTGTGACAAACAATGCCAATTTATATTTTTTGGATATTGTTTCAATAAAGGAATGGCTTCCGGGTTTAATGATAACATATTCCAGTCAATTTTATATAAATAGTTTTCTAGAAAAGAAATCGCACCAGGATTACGTGAAAAATTATCCCAATTTATTGTTCCCATATTTTTATATCTATATCTATCAAAGTTTTTTTCCAGTAAACGCATTGCGCTTGGGTTTGCTGATAACCAATCTAAATTTATTTTATCTGGATATTGTTCTATTATATTGATTGCTGTTGGATTTGTATTTTGTGATAAACAATACCAATTTATTTTTTCTGGTGTTTTGTCGAAAAATTGGAGCGCGTTGGGATTCTGGTATATCATACTATTTGATAATTTATATTTTTTGTTATCTACCCAATCAACTAGATGATGGAAGAAAACGGATGCGTCGGCCGAAGTTTTCTGAGTTTTTGTATTCATTGTTTTTATTATTGTTGTAATACAATAATAAAAAATATTTATACTATTTGAAAGAAAAAATACAATATATACATTTTTTATATTTTTTATATTTTTTATTGTTTTTATATTTTATTTTTCAATATTATCAACATTTTTAATATTACTACCCGCGACTAAAGTTCGAATATTCTCTTGTGATTCGCGAATAGAAGCCAATTCTTCATCAGTGAATGTCCATTTGGTAGACTCATCATAGATCATTTGACCAGTTAACCATTCCCAATCTGTTCCAGCCCAATTCTGATTATACATTTTTGACTCGGGAATAAGAAGCGCACTATTTATCTTTTTAAAAATATCATTCATATTTTTAAAACTTTTGATAAATCTCATTAGCCCTTGAATAGCTTCTACTTCATTCTCATGTTTCTCAAATAATTTGTATTGCAGTTCATTACAAGCTGATTCTAATATTTTATTTAATAAAATCGGTTCTACATTTCGACCAATTGATAAAAGATTGACATATTTCATATGTAGGTCAAATACACTAGGTACAAGTTTTCCATCTATATTGATAGGGGGCTCTTTTCCAAAATTATCAAATCCTGATCCGAGTTCGTAATTATCATAGTGAGGAGCACATTTTACACAGGGTCCTACCATTACACCACGTTTCGAACCGTTTATAACACAACGACGACAATGTGCTGGCCCAACTCTGTGTTCATACTGAAACTTGGCCCAGTATTCCGGCCAGGTTCCGGTGTAAAAGATACCCTTGTATAAATAACTTTGCAACTCTCCGTTTTCATAATAGTATTTGAATTCTGGGATGGATTCATCTAGACCATATATTTGTTCATTACTATAGAATGATATGTCTTCATCAAAGGTCGTCATTTTTGGAGGAAAATGGAGTTAAAAGCCGAAGTTTTCTGAAGGAACTCCGTATACGTAGGCGAAGGAGTTTTGATAATTAATTATATTACTGATAAATTGTACATTACAGTTAATTATTGAAAAGTAATTCAATTTTATTTCAGAACACTTCTGTTCACTTCGCTCACATCCGTGTTCCAGTCGCTCACCTCCACTGACGCTACGGCTCGCTCAAGAAATAAAAAACAAATAAATATTATATACATTTTATTATTTTTTATTATTTTTTATTATTTTTTATTGGTTTTTATTGTTTTTTATTGGTTTTTATTGTTTTTATTGTTTTTATTGTTTTTATTGAACTCCTTCGAACTTTTGCTGCGCTTAACGCCTCCGTTTTCCTCCAAAGGAGTTGCACGCATTATCTATAATTTGATCTATTTTTTCTTGTTCTTTTTGTGTCCAAAAATTATCATTATCTACAACATTTTCAGATAGATCAGAAATATCGTCTTCAAAATCAACTCCAGATAGTTCAGAAATATTATATCCAAAATCATTTCCAGATAGTTCAGAAATATTATCTCCAGAATCCATCTCAGAACACTTCTGTTCACTTCGATCAAATCCGTGTTCCAGTCGCTCACCTCCACTGACGCTACGACTCGATCCAAAATCCAATTTTTGTACAATGTTATTGTTTTGGAGCGAGCCGTAGCCGATGGCGCCGGGTGTAAGCGTAGCGAAAAGCGAGGGAACTCCGGAGACGTTAGTCGAAGGAGTTTCGATAGGGAACGGTCTCCCCCACATTCCATATTCATGAAGGAAAGTATTCCTATTATATTCCGTAGACAGATTATATGGGTCTAATATATCTTGGTAGGGGATTTGATATTCTTCTTCATCATCATCATCATCAGCTATAATATAAGCACGCTGTTTAGTCAAACCATCTCGATTTAAGTTCAAACTCCTTCGGATACGTCTTTTTGTTTGGAGCAAGGGAACTCCGTAGGCGGTAGTCGAAGGAGTTGAGACATTAGTCGAAGGAGATGAGATATATTCAACATCAGAATCCATTTTTGAAGCGCGATTGAATTTTGTAGGCGTTTAGGGGATGTGACGGAGCGGAACGCTAGTGGAGTATTCTGAAGGGATATGAAAATTATAATTTATTATATTACTAAGGACAATTGTGTGTTTAATATATTTATTGAAAAGTATTTCAATTTTTTTTGGAATAAAATGGAGGCTTAAGTGGAAGAAAACGAAGGCGTCAGCCGAAGTTTTCTGAGGGAACTCATTCGACTACGGGTCGCTCCAATACAGTAGTAAATTATTGAAAAAAATATATATATATTATATACATATTTTTTATTATTGGAATAAAACGGAGGCTTAAGCGCAGCAAAAGCCGAATTTTTCTGAGGGGACTCCATAGACGTTAGTCGAAGGAGTTTATTTCTATTTCTAGGTTATCTATTTATTTTTTTATAATTTTATTTTTTATAGTTTTGTTATTTATGCGTCAACCTTCTTCTTGATAATCTTCTTCACAACCTTCTTAGGCTCTTCTACAACAGGAGCAACTACAACAGGAGCAACTACAACAGGAGGAGAAGGAGGAACAAATACGGATACTGGTTCAGGTGCGGATTGTTCTTCATCAGATTCTTCTTCGTCAGAATCATAAACAACCGTACTAGTCACAGGTCCATCAGTAGGGTCCGTATCAGGAGCAGTAGCCGACTTTAGCTTTGCCTTATCAGTTGGCTTCAACTTAATAAAACACTGTCCGGACAACGATGCCTTTGGTCTCTGAACTACGGCTTGAATTAGCTTCCAGGTACACCCAAACTTACCATTCGCGAACCATAGACCACCACACTGCATTAAGACAGCCACATTAGTCCCCTTTAGGATGAAATCAAGTGGTGATACCCCAGGATTTGTCGGATTTGGAAACAATTTATTATCGTCCTCATCATAAATCTCGCATTTCCACACACCCTCCCAAATAGGAAGCTTTACACGTAATACAGGGGATTTATTCAGGTCAGGCTCACCGGTATGCTTATCCTTACTGTATTTGAGCATAGGAGAATATAGCGCTTCAACAACTTCCGCGTTTTTATGAACCTTTCCAAACCAATCCTTTGAATTAATAAGAGCATCAGCCTTAATTTTTGATTCAAAAGCCATCATATTCGCAAGGAACGCATCAGTATCCTCGGTTTTATATTCAGCGTTCGGAAATTGAAGCGACATGTCAAATTTCCCATTTCCCTTACCAGTTTTCTCATCTACAAAATCGGATGCACCCCACGTTAACATTAGTGGGGATGATAATCTAATTCCGGAATTAGTAGATTTATTCAAAATATTAATGCTCTTTCCGCCACTCCCACCAGCCTTGGGAGCGGAATAGCGAATATTCTCAACATTAAATAGAGTGCCGTCAACGATTGTGTCTGCCATTGTGTATATTATGCTATATTCTATTCGTTTATCTTTAAATCAATTTTTTTTTGAATGAAAAAATAAATATAAATATAAACAGATTTTTATCACACGATAAATGCCAACGAATATAATAATATCCTTTTGAAATATGATGTTGTTATTGAACACTTCTGTTCTCTTTGCTCACATCCGTGTTCCAGTCGCTCGCCTCCACTGACGCTACGGCTCGCTCCAAATTATCAAATCTAAATTCTCAATTATTAATTATTAATTATTAATTAAAATAATTCAAAAGGATATTATTATATAAATATATAATAGAATGATAAATGGAAAATTATTTAAAGTGTCATTTTTAAAAAAAAATAATATTGTCATTACAATAATGCCAATAGATGATTACATGAACATAATTAATAGTGGATGTGAAAAAACAATTCCAAATATTAGTAATTTAAAAAAAATTACAGACGATAATATCATCTTACCGACAGTTAATTCATATGAATTAGTTATAGGTTATAATTATTCAGTTGCACAATTAAAATCTTTTGCAAAAAAATACAAATTAAAAGTATCTGGTAACAAAAAGGAATTGGTGTCAAGGATATATGTGTTTTTAAAATTGTCTTCGGTTATTATTAAAATCCAAAAGATTTTTAGAGGAAATTTACAACGAAAATGTAATCAATTACACGGCCCCGCGTATATCAATAGAAGCTTATGCACAAATGATTCAGATTTTTTAACAGGTGACGATGTTAAAGATTTAAAAAGTTCCCAATTTTTTAGTTATAAAGATATGGACAACTTCATATATGGATTTGATATTATTTCTCTCTATAATTTGGTTATAAAAACAGAAGGAGTTGTGAAAAATCCATATAATCGAAATAATATACCTAGACAAGTGATACGAAATATAAAACAACTTATACAATTTAGCAAAATATTAAAAATCCATATTGATATAGTGATTCAAGATGTTTCGAATGAGTTATCAATTCAAAAGAATCTAGAATTACGAATTCTTACATTATTTCAAAATATTAATTCTTTAGGAAATTATAGCGAACCTGTTTGGTTTTCAACGCTAAATAGACATCAATTAGTAAAATTAATGAGAGATTTGACCGATATATGGAATTATAGAGCACAATTATCAAATGAAACTAAAAGAACTATTTGTCCTCCAGATGGCAATCCATTTAGGAATGTTAATTATAATTATTTACATAATGAATCTGACGAAGAAAAAGTAAAACAATACGTTTTAGATATTTTAGAAAAATTTATAAATACAGGAATTGATCATGATAATAGATCTTTAGGTGCATATTATGTGCTTGGAGCCCTTACATTAGTGAATGAAAACGCTGCTGCGTCACTTCCATGGTTGTACCAATCAGTTTCTTATATTTAAGAGATTTTATTATATTATTATGATGTTAAACGATCACAATAATATAATAATATATATATATGCTGTAAATCACTTAAAAGGTAACTACCTAGATATAGTATAATATGGCAAAACCAAGTTCAAGTAAAGCAACCAAGACTACTGATGTTTCTGTTTCCACTCCCGCTCCTGTTTCCACTCCCTCAGCTTCGGTTGAGACTGCTTCTGTTGAGAAGTCTGCGACCAAGACCAAGAAGCCCAAGGCTGTGAAGCAAGAGGCTGCTTCTGTTCCCGAGCCTGTAGCGGCTCCTACTCCTACTCCTGCCCCTGCCCCTGTTGTTGAGGCGGCTTCTACTGACGCAACTGCCGAGGTTTCAGTTGCCGAGCAATCACTCGAGTTTATCGCCAAGCTTCAACAACTTGGTCTTTTGATTTCATCTCTTAAGACTGAATACCGCACTCTTGAGAAGAAGTGGACTCGTGAGCTTAAGGCATCCCAAAAGCAAAACTCTCGCCGCAAGAGAAAGACTGGAATCCGTAAGCCTTCCGGATTTGTTAAGCCCACCCGCATCAGTGACGAGTTGGCAACCTTCCTTGGCAAGGAAAGTGGGTCCGAGATGGCTCGCACGGAGGTTACTCGCGAGATTAACGCATATATCCGTGCGAATAAGCTTCAGGACGAGAATAACGGACGCACTATTAATCCCGATATTAAGCTTGCGTCTCTTCTCAAGATCCAGAAGTCCGATGTCCTCACTTATTTTAACCTCCAGCGTTATATGAGTCCTCACTTTGCTAAGAGTGTCAAGGCTGAGACCACTGCTGTTTAAATAACAAAAATAAATAAAAACAATAACAAAAAAACAATAACAAAAAAACAATAACAAAAAAACAATAACAAAAAAACAATAACAAAAAATCTATAATACCGCAAAATATTATATTGCGGTATTATAATGACAAATAATAGAATCAAACACATTCGTTTACAATCGGCTCGCTTCAACACACGTCGCACGACATTTTCTAAAAAATTAAGAAAATATTCAACACCCCGAAAAGCTCAACAAATGGCATATAAATATCTAGGTAAAACCGCAAAATTATACCCAGCAAATAATCCACAAAAAAAATATAAAATATATGACCTTAAGAATAACAACTGGATTAATTTTGGTCAATTGGGATATGAAGATTTTACGAAACATAAAGACACAAAAAGAAGAAAATCATATTTAATACGATCTAAATCAATACGAGGTAATTGGAAAAAAAACAAATATTCTGCAAATAATTTGAGCAGGAATATTTTATGGTGATTTTTCATAAATAATGAAATACTTTTGGAGCGACCCGAACTTATTTGGAACACTTCTGTTCACTTCGCTCACATCCGTGTTCCAGTCGCTCGCCTCCACTGACGCTACGGCTCGCTCCAAATGGTGGAAATAAAAATCCATCCTCTATTAAAATGGGCTGCATTTGTTCACTCATCATTTGCCCATTTACAATTTTGATTTTATCAAATACTTTTAGATCCCTATAATGATTCGATAAATCAAACATATTATAAATATTTGTCAATAATTCATAATCATTGATATATTTCCCTTCATTTTTTAACCAATTATAAAATCCGATACCGGATTCAGATGTTTTATGATATTTTCTGAATAATTTAAGCGTTTTATTCAATGTATTATCATCTATTTTTTCATCAATATCGGGATGAATATTATAGTCTGTCCCAGATAATACACAAATTTCTCGAAAATCTACTTGTGTAATTCCCAAGTCTGTCATTATTCCTTTTGTATCGTATAAAACAATTGTATGGTTTAACAAACTAAAATATCGTAAAACACGATGACATCCATAAACAAACATATCCATGTCTTCGCTCATACACGCCCATACTTTTTTTTTAAATACGAGCATAGCGCATAATTCATCGGCTTCCCCAGGAGCATCATAGTACGTTAATCCAAACGCACGTATCAATTCCTTTACCATATTAATTTTGTCTTTTGTTAAATAGACAAACTTTTTTTTTAAACTATCCATATTTAAAATAATTTCCTGTTTATCTACATCATCTATATTAGTATTTGATTCCAGCTTTTTTTTTAAAAGAATGTATTCCTTTTCAGCTGTCACTTTATCATCCCTTCTTTTTTGGAGTAGTTCCTTTTTTTCAGTTGGCGGTTTTCCGTCAAATATAAAGATGGGGACTATATTATAATATCGGAATATAGCCATCATTAAATACATATTTTCGATTAATGTTCCATCTCCTTCGTATTTATATAGATAAATACTAATGTCAATGGCTATTTTTTTACCAGATAATTCCATTACTGACATACATTTGATAGAATTTGAACAATTTGTTCGTAAAAAGCTGTTTAAATATTTTATTCCCATTTTTTTGTTTATTATTATTCTTATTATTATTATTATTATTTTACACCTTTGAAGATTTAAGTTCGCACAAAATACGAATCAATTTTATTCAAAAATGTAAAATCAATAGTTGTGCTTACCGCTTCCCTCGGCTTTAACAACGATTGTCTTACTTTTTCTTGTTTCTTTTGCGAAGCTAAGCCTTCGGCAAAACAAGTGAAAGACGATGCCCTACTAAACTCTTCTGGTCTTGTTTGATTATTTATCCAACAAGTAGTTAAGTTCATTATATTTACTGCGGAATTCGCATCTCGCGTTCTAAATACGGTTTGTTTGTTTTGGCAACTCACGCAGTTAGAACACACGAAAAGACGATATACTTCCTTATTCTTTTTATCTCGGTAATGTTTCATTTCATTATAACAATCACAACATTTCTTACTGGTATTGAATTCATTGATTGTAATAGTATCATATCTTTTATGGATTTGCTTTCTTAATCCTTTATTCATCGTAGGCATAAAATGTTTCATTTGTGTATCCCTACTCCAATTTCCATAACCAATTAGGACATTTGAACCAAATGTTTCTTGGATTTTATTC